CTGCAACGCCGCCAGTTTTGCCTGTGTTGCTGCCAGTGTTGCAGATACTGACTTTATTTCAGCTTCAGTTGTCGCATTCAGCGCCTTGAGTTCAGCCTCAATCGCTGATTTTTTTGATTTCGATGCGGTGGTGTATTCGACATTTAACTGACGGGCTTTGTCTGTGATGTCGACGTACTTCAGCCATTCACCTGACGCATCTTTGACCGCATCTTTGGCTTTTTCCTCCTCGTCAGACAGATGCTTGATGCCATAGGCCAGTCCACCTACTGCCAGCACCGCCAAACCAACCGGGCCACCAATCAATGCCATAGACCCAGCAAGCCCACGCGCAATGACGGATGTTCCAGCCATTGCTGCAACACCGCTGGCTCTTGCTTGAGCCGTTTGCGCTGCCGTTTGCGCTGCCAGTGCGGCGGTTGCTTTGGAGGCGGCGATGGCGGCGGCCTGTTGAGCTGGTATCAACGTCATCTGCACGACGCGCAGTCGAGCCATGCCACTTGCGGCGGTTACGGCGGCTTGCGCCTCACGCAACAAATTTGCGGTATGGATAGCTCGCGCATCGGCCGACACAGCAGCAGCACTTGCCGTTTGCGCCGCAGTTGCCAATTCAGCAGCACCGCGAGCGCGGATGGACGCGCTTTCCGCAACATTGGCAGCGGTACTGGCTACCAGTGCCGACACCATGCGACCTGCGTATACAACGGCGATAGCACCACCGATATTAGCGACCGTTTCCAGATTCCCAGACAACCCAATCAGCGCATTGGATAGGGATGATGTTGCGCCACTGGCGGAATCTGCGCTACCGATGTAGTGCAGAATATTGTTCTGCACAACTTGGATAGCTTGTCCGACAGTGATCGGCATTATTGCGAATTTCTTAGATACCGCGTCGTTTTGTTCAATCAGTGCGCGGGTTACGATGTCAGCCGTGAGCTTGCCTTGCTCAGCCAATCCTCTCAGTTTACCAACATCAGTTCCAAGCGCATCTGCTAGCATCATCGCAATGCCGCGACCATTTTCCATGATGCTGTTAAATTCATCTCCCCGCAGGACGCCACTACCAAGGGCTTGGGTAAGCTGTAGGATAGACGCAGCGGAACCAACAGCATTCGATCCGCCAACAACAAGTGCCTTGTTTACACTATCGACGGCTTTTAGGATATTCTCTTGAGATTGCCCTGCGCGTTGAAGTGATGGGGCGATGCCGGAGTACAGGTCGATTGTAGCAGACATACTTTGACGGTTGGCGTTAGCCATCGTCATCAGTTTGGTCTGCACATCAATAAACTCCTGCTGGCTTTTCGTAGTTAGTTTTAATTTGGCTTCAAGATTTTTGTATTCGTCCGCCATCTGGATAATGTTGACACCAGCAGCAACCACACCCGTTGCACCGACCAGCCCCAACATCTGGGAGCGTACATTAGCAATTGATTGCGATATTTGTTGCGCGGATTGCTGCGCGGTACTTGCTACTCCGCGCAGTTCGTTATTAGCCTGCCGACCATCTACGTTTACACGTACTGATATGTCGCGCAGACCACGGGCAGTACGACTAATGGAGTCAATCGCCTGCCGCGCCTCTGCCGCGCCCGTCAGATTAACGGGGAGATTGACCCCGCGCAGCCCACGGGAGGCACGGTCAAGCGATTCAATCGCCCGCTCTGCGCGAACTAAGCCGGAGGTATCAACACTAAATCCAAGTCGTGCAATATCAGCCATTTCCAAACCCTACAGCACGACGCGCCTTCGCGTCCTTGTCTGCGGCGATTTCGTCAGCGGTCATCATGGGGTTGTAATCGCCGGGATTAACAAGATTGTGGTAAAACTCTCTGCTCATTTTTTGCATTGTGATGATTTCCCAGTTAGTTAAATCAGGCATTACTGCGGCGATGTTTTTGTAATCGTGGGGACGGTCATAGTCGACCCACCCCAGCGACTCTAACCAGTCGAGCAAATATTCAAAATGCTCGACCGGGGGCGGTGTTACTTTGCGCTTTTTGGCTGCGCTCCAAGCGCGGACGGCGGCGACAAGGCACAAGCGTTCCGCGCATTGGGTAAAAAAGTTGCTTTATCCCGCAACTTTTCAATGACTTGCTCCAAGAGCCAGTCGTACTGTTTCAAGATGCGACGTTTGGTTTCCATGTCGCAGTCGAGCGTTACGCCATTTTCCTCGAAACCGTCCCACCCGGTGATAGCCCCTGCGAACAGGTCTACGCCCTTGTCTTCTGTGTCGGCTTGTTTGTCAGCTTCCCGCGCTGCTTCGCGGAATTCAGGGGATGTTTTGCCAGCGAGGGTATATGTCATACCGTCGATTGGTAAATTAGTGATGGGGTGCAATACCGGGATGACGGCTTCAAGCTGTGGTTTTAAATTGAGTAAATCCATGATTAAGTCCCCGCCACTGCTGTTAAATCGCGCTGAATCCACAATTCGACCTCGCGCATGTCGATGTCGTCTTTTGTACCACCTGCGCTGTACGCAAACGCAGCCACTTGTGCGGTAAAGTACACAATGTCTGGTGTGGTTTCACCCGCACGTTTTGCAAAGCTAACCCGCACTGAGATTTCAGCGGTTTGGCTATCAAATGCAGTTTGATAGATTGTTTCAGCGGCGCGGCTGTCGATCGGGTCAAATTTGTACGACACTGGGTCGTATTTTGCGCCGCCCTTAACGTCTTTTTCCACCGTGTCGCACGTCGTTGATTTTGTCACGGCGTTGTATTTTTTGGAGATCATCGGCACTGCATCAATACAGTGTTCAGCCGTCCATGTCAGTGCAGCATAACCAACGGCGGTAAATGTTGCGGGAGCCGCAGATGATACTGCGATTTTTGCACCGGCGAAGGTGCGGGTTGTTGTACCTAATGGCATTACGCAATTACCTCAAATTTATACGTGACCGGGACAAACGCCCAGCCGTCTAAAACAATAACGGGGGCGGTGTTGCCCACGTCGACCTGCCGGAATTGCCCGACAACCGAATTAACCAAAAATGCTGCGCTTAATGTGTCGATCATCTGCGCTAACTTGACCTGACCAACACCCTGCTTAACCGATGCCGTCACCTGAAACAGCCACGCCCTGCGGGTCTTGCCGCGTGTATCCAGATTTTGACCATCTACCGGAAGCACCGCTGCACGGTAGTGCGAGGCTGTTGGCAGTGTTGCGGTCACGTTTGGGAAATAAACGGGAGTAGCTCCCGCTACCGTCGCCAACTTGCCAAACACTGCCGCCAAAAAATCAGCTTCCATGCGCTGCCCCATCTACGATTTGCTGCCACTCAGCAATTGAGCGTCGCACCATCCCGTAAGGATGCCCAATGTCCGCGTATTTAGTTTCGGGCGGATTGCGGGCAGGTGGCGATAGATACTCGATATACGCACCGTATGGGCTGTCCGTCCCCATGCGGTATGTATCGCCAATCCGTAACGCGTTAGGTTGCGGGTCAACAACCCATGAATCACGCAAATCACCGGATAAAACCGGGGTACGGTCTTTAACCTTGTCGCTCACAGCCTCACAAGATTTTTGTGCGATGGCTTCCATCTTGCGTTTGTAACCTGTCAGGATTGTGCGTAAATCAGTCATACCCGCACCTGCAACTTGTGCAAAATCGTCGTTTCACCTGGGGCGATAGTGGCGATATTTACGATGCTGTAATGGGTTTCGCCATCAACGAGCGTTGATCCAACGATTGGCGTTACACTCGAATCCATCAAAAATGCTTTGTCATGTGCCTCGATTAGCCATTGATTTTTATCAGCGGCGTTAAAGGCGGTTTGCAAAACGGTAACGTCAACTTCCACCGATGTTTGCACTGGGTCCCATGCATTGCCGCTGTTGCTGATAGTCACCAGTGTTGCGGCTCTGCCGTTTTCGATTATCGCATCAGTTGCTAATTCCGCTGCCCACTCGTGCATTACACCCACCCCGCATACGGCACAGCCGCCGCCTTGACGGTCAGGGAGTCGCACCCCATGCGCATTAACTCACCAACGACATTGGGCATGTCATTAATCGTCACGCTGGTTTTAATCGTCGAGTCGAGGTACTCAGTCTCGATAACATCCACCTTTTTGCGCTTAACGCCAGCAGTCGCTAGATTTGCCGGATCTGCTGAACTGGCTGGCTTGCTTTTATTGGCCTGCCCAGCCCAGATGTAATACGCCGCCCAAATTTGAGCATTGATTAGATTTTGCGGAATTGCCGTCACAGACTGTAAAGGCAGGGCATAACCTGCTAGGCAGGGTAGATGCTTAATTGCGTCTAGCCCACGCCGCAGCAATGCGCCGCCGTCAGCAGCGTCAATGTCGTTTTGACCAACTAGCCCACGATCAAACAAAAACTGTGCAGCATCAGCAACGGATACAAACGAGTTTGCCCCGACTACGATACTGCCAGTCTCTACAATCAATGGTGTTTGTGTCATTTGCGGCATTAGTTAGCAATCACTCCCGCGTTAAGCCATGCCACGATAACCTGGGTGTTTTTTACGGCATCCCAGCTATCAATAACAGCCTCACCACCGGGGGCGATAGTTACGCCCCCAATAGCTAACGCTTGATCAGTCAGGTTTTTAATGACATTGCCAGCATGTTGTTCCATTACTGGCTGTTTTGCTGCTGGATTTTTGGTTGCCATTAGATACCGTCCCCATAGCGCACTTCTTTAGGGCGGCGAATGTCCAAACCACCCAAGCGGAATACACCCGGAACCACAAAGTTTAGTGGGCCATCCTGATAAACAGGGAGGAAGCGGTGTGGCATTGGAACATGCAGCTTCAGCACTTGCGGATTCCGGCGGTATGCAACCATCCGGGCTACGCCAGCAGCACCAGCGGTTTCCAGCCCGCGTACAGCGCGGATAGTGAGCGGTTGCCCGGTCATAGCGGTGTAGGTGTTGTTTTCGCGCAAGAATGCCAGCAGTGTGGACTGAGTGTCACCCAGTCTGTTAGTCGCCAAGAAATTCATCTTTGCATACGGGAGCAGCAACGTATCAGCCATGCCGGTGTATTGCGTGTCGGTAGCAATGCCCAGAATCAGCTCGTTGATGTCGGCCAACACCAAATCCTCGTTAGTGGATGCCGTCCAGCTACCGGTTGTTACCGCTGCCGCAGTGACTGAGGCGTTATTGACCAATCCACTAAACCCTTTTTGCGTGTCGCCGGTCAGTGCCACGCGCTCGACCATTTCTTCGTAGGCCCGACGTGCTGCCATTGCGTCATCAGCTTGCAGGTTAATACCGAGCATTTGTGCCTGATTGATTTCCTCGTAGCCGTAACCGTAGCCAATGCCCGCCATGTGCACGCTGGTTTCGTACTTGGCAAGCGCTGTGCCAGCGCGTGGAATGTCGTTAGCGTTGCCGTTAATCCAGTCAGCACGACCAAATTTGTCACTTGAGTAGTAGGTAACGGACTTGGCAAACGGATGGGCGCTT